AGAAGATTCTGAAATGGCTAAAGCGAAAAAAACAGCTGTAGAAAATGCTGGAAAAAGTAAAGAAGGTGAAGGAGCGGGAGATCCAGAACCTGGAAAAGGTGAAGGAGTAAACGGAGGAGAAGAATCTGATATTGCAAAAGCTTTAAAACAGATTGCTGAAACTCAGAAAACACTTGCTGACGAAATCAACTCTATCAAAGCTGGCAAAACTACAGAAACAAGGCTTTCTCGTATGGAAGAAGTTTTAAAAGATGTCAATCCTGAATTAAAAGCCAAAACGCTTAAAGATTTCGGAAGAATGTCTTTTGAAAATGATGAATCTTTTGAGGAATACTTGACGGAAACTACATCGGATATTCAAACAATTAATCAAACAATCGTAAATCAAGGTTTAGCAGGTCATCAACCGGGTAATGGTGGAGGTGCTCCAACAGGAAAGCTAACGGAAGCTGAATACGATAATATCGTTTAACAACAATTTTTAAACTATGGCATTTGTAGATTTAACAAAAAACACTTCTAATCCAACAAACGGAAAGGACCAAGTTGTGATTAAAAAACGAATCGCCTTCTTAGATGGAGGTCGTTCGTTAGATGTAACAGGAGTTACAGAAAAAGCATTGTATGCAGGTCATATAATCGTAAAAGACACTACCACAGGAGAATTTAAACCAGTAACCGTATCAGGTGAAAACTTTGAAGCAGCAGCAGAAGGTACAGTAATCGTTGGGATTTTAGCTGATTCTATTTTTACTGATAAAGCCTTTGCATCTATTTTAGTTGCGGCAGTTATTAATGAAAAGGCAATGCCTTATAAATTGCCTGAAGCTGTAAAAACAGCATTGAAAACGGCTTGCCCTTCAATCATTTTAGACTAATCAAAAACAATTTTTAAAAATGGTAAAAACATTTTTCTTAGACTATATTAATCATTTCCAAGGAATGGTTACAGCTATTGTAAAAAAATACAATGGAACGAACGAACAAGAAGAATCATTCTTGTATCAAACGCATTTAGAAAAGAAACTTTCTATTGATGGACGTTGGACTTCTTTAACAGGAATGTTTAAAAGATTAATTGCGGATTATGTCGCAATAGGCTCATCAGCAACTTTAAAATCTCGTGGCTCTAAAGGAATGGCACAAGGTGAAATTCCTAAAGTTTCAAATAAATATCAGATGACTGAAAAGCAGTTTGAAGATATTGAAAATATGATTCGTCAAGGTGTTGAAGAGAAAACAATTATTCAAGAGTTGTTTGAGGACACAAAAGCCGCAATTACTAATATTTTCCGTTTGAATGAATATTCGTTCTTATATGGATTGTGTAATGGAGTTGTAGCGGTTGATAAAAACGTTTCAAAAGGTACTGAAATCCGTGCTGATTTCGGATATAAAGACGAAAATAGATTCAAAGTTGCAACTAAGGATAAAATCGAAGTTAACGACATTGAAGCTATTTTAAAGAAAGCTAAAGACGAAGGTAACAGAATTACAACTTTGTTTTTAGACGACGCTTCATTAACTAAATTAAAAAACTCTATTTCTTTACGTCAAGCGTTTTCTAATGATTCAGGTATTGTTTTGGCTGATGAGAACAAATATCCTTTATTAAACGCTCAAAAAGTTAAGGAGTATTTCTTATCTGAATGGGGAATTACTTTAGTTACAGGAGTTGATAAAACTTTCCAAATTGAAGATAACGGAGAAACAAAAACAGTTAAACCTTGGACGAATGGAACTTTAGTTTTTTCTACATCTTCAAGTGTTGGCGCTTTAGTTTATTCAAAAACAATTGAACATACAAGACGTCAGAAAACAGCGGATTACGCAGAAGCGGACTATATCTTAGTTTCGAAATTTGGCGAATTAGATCCATTAGTTGAGTTTACAAAAGCTGAAACAAAAGTTTTGCCTGTAATCTCTAATGCTGACGGTATTTATGTGTTGAATTCAAATGAAGCAGAACTTCCAGAAGGCTAAAATCATAAATCATGGCAAAAGTAACAATTACTAAAACATTGGTAGAAAAAAACTCTCAGTTAGCGGAATTGCTGGCTGAGAGAAAAATTGAAGTAGGTTCAAAAATTGAACAATCGGAATTAGAAGAATTGTACAAAGTTTTAGAAACTACTGAATTAAAGGAATTAACTCAAGAACATTTTGACGCTGAACCTGCTTTAGCTGATAAAGGTTTTGAAGTTGGTCAAGTGATCCGAGTTAAAAAGAAAGCTGAGGTTGAAGATTTAGAAAAACCTAAATCTTACAAAGTTATTTCTCGATTCCGTGATAAAGACAATGAAGCAAAGATTTACGAAGTGAACGAAGTTGTTCCTGCTGATTTTGAAGAATCTCGAATTGCTTCTTTATTAGAACGTAAACTAATCTCAGAAGCTTAATCATGACAAACAAAGAATACATACAAAGCGTAATGTCGAGAGTAGGAGCAAATGCAAATGATGTAAACATTTTATTTGCTGAAAATCCAACTTTAAGCCCAGACGGACAATTGATTTTAGAAGATTGCGAGAAGGCTTTGTATGATTCTTTTTGTTCTTGGATTCCGATGTACGAAAGTATTTCCGAAGGAGATATGACGGTTAAATGGAATTGGAATGCGATTCGAATGATGTTAGGTCGTTTGGCTACAAAGTTAGAATTACCTAATCCATTAGATGAAAACGAACCAACAGTAACTGCGATAGATCCATGGGGGCAATAGGACACGATCATTATTTATTCATTGAAGATAATTCTTTGATTTACGATGAAGAAACAGGCGAAATGATTCCAAATGAAAACGGAATAAAGTTCGTTTCTATGTGTCGCGAGCAAGTTAATTCAAGCGGAAAAATGATAGCTGGAACTGATGGAATTACAATTGCTTTTAATTCATTAATTCATTTGGATAAATCTGTTTTGCCGATTGAAATAGGAAAAACTATCATCGTTTCAAATGATTCAGAAGGTAAGGACGTAAGGATTAAAAGTAGTGCACTAAGGTTCACGCAAGGATTATTACATAATAGATTATGGGTATAAGACCGAATTTTTCGAGTAAAGATTTAGATAAGCTAAATCAAAAAATAATTGATGATACTTTAAAAAAGTGCATTCAAGCTTATTTATACTTAGGTGAAAATGTTGTTTCTCATGCAAAACAAAGTGTTGGTTTTATGGATCAAACTGGAAACTTAAGATCTTCAATTGGGTATGTACTTTTCGTGAATGGACAAGTTTACAGGGAGTTTTACGAAGGAAAAGCAGTTGGCACGTCCGAAGGGAAGCAGTTTGCACGAGAATTAGCTTCTAAAGCACGAAAAGCTCCTTTAGTATTAGTCTTTACAGCTGGAATGAATTACGCTTATTCGGTTGAATCTCGTGGTTACAATGTTTTAGCAGCTTCTGAGAATTACGCTAAACAAGTAGCTGATTTAATAATCAAACAAATAATGATGAAATGATGTACGATACTTTTGACGCAAACGAATTGCTTTTTAAAGCTTTAAATATCGATGAAGTTAAATCTGCTATCAAAGGTAAGTTGTATAATGATAGTCGTCCAATAAATTCACTGAACGAAGACATTGTCGTGAATACTATTACAATAACAACTGTTTTTAAACCTCAATTAGCAACTTCTAATATCAACATTTATGTTCCTGATTTAGAATTGGGAGTTAAAAATTCAAGGCGATTAAAAGAGATTTCGAGAGTTGTTCGCAAAGTATTTGAAGATCATCAATTCATAGGGAAGTCAGTTTATATTTCAGATTTAGGAATAATCCAAGAACAAAACGGAAAAGAACATTATGTAAATCTTCGCATTCAATGGAGGATTTATGATCTAAAAACAAACTAATTATTAATTTATAAAAACGATACTATGGCAACATACACATTTGGTTTAGCTAAAGTAATGGTAGCAGAAGTTTCAGCTGATGGAACTATGCCTGAAACTTCAACAATGACAAAAATTGGAGAAGTATTCGAAGATTCAGGTTCATTAGAACAAGAAGAAGGTGAAACGACAGAATTCAAAGAAGAAGGAAATCCAATTCCAAAGGTTGTAATTACAAAACAAGGAAAAATTACATTCAAATTTAATTTAATGAATGTTGATCCTAAAATGATGGCTGATTATATCGGTGGTTCTGTAAACGTAACTTCAAAAGAATGGGAGTTTGATGGAAAAGCTAAGTCAGTTGAAAAAGCTTTATATATTCAACCTGAACAAGGATTGTATTTCAAAATTCCAAAAGCTTCTATTTCTGCTGTACTTTCTGGTGAAATGAATCAAAGTAATTTAATTACAATGAACTTTACAGTAACTCCTTTGTCTCCAGGAGAAGGTAAGAAATCAGTTTTAGCTGGTAATGTTTCAGATTTACCAACGGGATAATTGATTTAATATTTTATAACTAAAAAACCACTCTTATTAAGAGTGGTTTTTTTAATTCTCCCCTTAACTCGCTCTTAACTCAACACTTTTTACAATACTAAATCCTTGTTCATTCACCATTTTTGTATAAATCGAAATCCATGGATCAAAAAGATATACAAAGAGAAGAAATCAAAACTTTGATTGAAACGCCTTACGAGTTTGAAGTTGAGTATAACAAGAAAGTAATTATTCAAAAAAAGTTCTTTTTTGGATTAATTCCTTATGAAAAGAAGGTAGTTCAAAAAGTAAATGAAAAGTTCGAAATCAAACCTTGTACATTATCGACTTTGGACCGACTTTGCCAATATCAAATCGAATTGTTTATTGATGAAGCTAAATTGAGTGATAATAATGAAATCTTCAATCAAACAAAACTAATTGCTTACAAAAACGCAAAACTAATGTCAAACATAGTTACGGTTGCAGTTCTTGGGGTTGATTATTCAAAATCAGAGTTTAAAAGAGTTCAAGCGATTATTTATAATTCACTTACACCAGCGAAACTATTCGAGATCATTAACGAAATTTTAAAGTTTCAAGATCTAACAAATTTTACCAACTCTACTCGATTAGCGTCGATAAAGATGACGATAAGTCCGAACGAAGTAGAGTAAAAGGAATGAAAAGTACTTACGGAACAAGGGCTTCTATTTGTGCGCATTTCAGTTGGACACTTGATTATTTAGAAAACCAAATCCCCTGGTCAAAAGTAATTCGTTTGATGGCAGATTTACCTTCTTACGATTATGACGACGAAGAAAATACAAATACCCAAACAAAAAAAGCAGTAAAAATAACAGAACAGAATGCAGACGACATTCTTAAAATGTTTCAAAGCTAATGGATATAAGTAACGGAAGAATAGGATTTACCCAAGATTTAGATAATCAAAAATTTTTAAATGCACTTCGACAATCGACTAGAGGTGTAATTGACTTTAACGTCAATTTACAGAATAACTTCAACCAATCATTAATTTCTGTTAACGATTTAGCAAAAGGAGTTACTGCGTTTCTTACAATTGATATGGCGCGCGATTTTGTCACTCAAATGGTTAAGATTCGCGGAGAATTCGAACAAACAGAAATCGCTTTTAATACCATGCTTCAATCTCGTGAAAAAGGAAACGCTTTAATGCAGGAAATGGTTGAGCTTGCTAAGAACACTCCGATGCAATTTAGCGAGGTTTCACAAGGAGCGAAACAGCTTTTAGCATACCAAGTTGAAGCGGAAAAGCTAACTGAAACTCTTTCAATGCTTGGAGATATTTCGAGCGGACTTGGTGTCCCTATGTCTCGTTTAATTTTAGTTTACGGACAGGTAAGAGCAAAAGGTCGTTTAATGGGGGATGATTTGCGTCAATTTACGGAGGCTGGGGTTCCTATGATTGCAATGATTGCCAAAAATATGGGAGTAGCTCAATCTGCTGTTGCTGATATGGTTTCTGAGGGAAAAGTTGGTTTTAAAGAAGTAGAAAAAGTCCTTGAGCAATTAACATCTCAAGGCGGATTGTTTTACAACATGATGGAAGAACAATCTAAAACTATTCCTGGTCAAATTGCTAAACTAGAAGATGAGATTGAGCAAATGTTTAATAACATCGGTAAAGATTCTCAGGGTTTTGTAACGTCTGTGATTAGTGGTGTTTCGAGTGTCGTTGAGAATTATAAGGAAATTGGTAATGTTTTAGGGGTTTTAATTACAACTTACGGAGCGTACAAGGCAGCGTTATTTGCTGCGCATACTCTTCAAACTACAGAAGCATCAATGCTTAAAAATACTGTAGATAACTTAAGAGAAAATCAATCTTTTACAGCAAGAAAGATTGTAGCTGAATATGATTATGCAAATGCAAAATTGGCAAGTGCAAAAGCAGAAGAAATAGCATCAAGAGCGGTTGTAAAAGCATCAAGAGAAAATTTAAACGCTTTACAGATAGATAAATCTAAAGCATTTGAAAAATTAAATGCTGCCCATTCTGCTAGAGATGCGGCAGATATAGAAGTTGCGGCAGCTCAAAAACAATACGACGCTTATAAAGGTTCTCATTGGGTTAAAAAAGAAAATGAAGCTTTATCAAATCTTGAAGCAGCAACTGCTAAAAGGAACGCATTATCTAAAGATATAGAAACTGCAAGTATTGAATATAATACAGTTGCTGAAAAAACAAATACAGCAAGCAAGACTTTAAATAGTAATGTACAAGATTTGCAATCAAAAAAACAAGCTGTTGGTATTGCTACAAAAAATTTAGATACTGCAGCTACAACACGACTAACATTTTCACAAAGATTAAATATTGCAGCAACTGAATTAGCTACTATTGCCAATGATGCATTTAACGCTTCATTGTTAGCAAATCCGATTGTCTTAATTACTGTTGGCGTGGTTGGTTTAGCTTCTGCAATTTACTTTTTGTCTGATAATATCAACGGAGCTAAAGATGCACAAGATAGATTTAACGAATCTCAACAAAAAAATTCTAATGATTTAGAATCATTCACTCAAAATTTAAATAGTTACATACAAACAATTAAAGACTCAACAAAAACACAAAGTGAACAAATACAAGCTTATTCTAATTTAATCAATTTAAGAACGCAATCTTTTGAAGGATTATCTATTGAAGAGGTTAAATTAATGTCCGTAGCTGACGCTCAGAGCAAGGTTAACAAAGAGATTGAATCGTATAAAAACATTCAAATTGATAAATCCATTAATGATTTAAAAAATAGAATTGACGAATTAAACGACTCACTTAAAGAAGAGATTAACTTATGGGAGCAGAAAAGATTATCAGACGAATTAGAGAAAACTGGACAGCTTTTAGAACAGCAATTATACACTCAAGAAGATATTAATATTGCTAATAAACTTGCTTCTATGAGTAAGCAAGAGCAAATTCAATATTTAACAGAATTAATAAAAAAACATGAAGACAATGTAAACTTATCAAATAGAGTAAATGATAGTTTAGCAGAAGGGACAAGCTATTTAAATTCTGCTAACATCGCAACTAATATTTGGACTTTAAGCCTATCTAATACAGCTTCAAATATCGATTATATCACATCAAGAATGAGCAGCTGGAAAAGTATGTTAGATGGTTTAAGTAAGGACACTTCAAAGGCACTCGGAAAGTCATATGGTGAAAGAAATTATGATGATTGGAAAGCGATACTAGAACAGGCTATAAAAGATCAAAAAAATCTTGGTATCAGTAAAAAAGGAACAAAGGAATGGCAAGATTTACAAAAAGTAATTGATGGGGCTACTCAAGCTTTAAAAACTTGGGATACAACAAAAACTAAAACAGATAAAACTAAAACTCCAAAATCCATTAAGCCAACAAAAAAATCCGATGATCCATTTGAGATATACAAGAAGCAAATCCAATCTGTAAAAGAAGATTACGAGCGTTTTGTTAACTACATGAATTCAGATGATTTGGTTTTAAAAAATTCTGGTAAAATTCAATATGAATCACTTTCTAAAAGTGGAGCTACTTACGAGGAGTTTTTAAGAAGATTACAAAAACAACTTGTAGAGACTTCAAACAAATCAGCTTTACAAGTAAAACAACTCCGATTTATCAATGATGAATTAGCAAAAACGATTGATTTCAACGCATTTGATAAATTCAAAGAAGGGATTGAAAACTCTATTTCTGAATCTGAAAATCTTTTAGAGGTTCTTGGTAAAATTCAAGAAGAAAAATTAAAACTTCAAGGAAATACTGATCAGATAAGTGTAGATAAATTAAAGTTTCTTGATGAAAAGGAGATTGAGAATATCAAAAAGGCAGATGATGCCGCAAAAGATTTAATCAAAACTTTAACAGAAGAATCAAAACCATTAGACGCAATCAATAAAAAGTTTGATAACGAGCTACTCCTGCTTAAAAGCAAGATACTTAATGCAAATGAAGAAATAAGTAAACTTACTATTTCTGCAAAATCATCTCCAGAAGGTTCAGATGAACGAATTAAGACTGAAGAAAAGATTCTAAAATTAAAAAAAGAAATTCTTGACACTCAAAATATAATTGATTTTAACGAAAACAAAAGAACAATTGAAACTAAGAACGTCACTAATGATGTAGATTATAATAAACTACTTTCTGAATATCAATCTTATGAAGATAAAATAAAGGCTATTGATGACAAAATGAAAGCTGATTTATTGACGAATCAGAATTATTATGAAAATCAGAAAAAAGCATTAATTGATCAAGGTAAACTTGATGAAATAAAAGCGTTAGAGGATATTAAAAAAGCCAAAGATGCGCAGATTAAAAAACAGGCTGCCGATGATACTTCAAGTATTGTAAAAGATCAATTAATGGGGTCCGAGGAATGGGCGAATCTCTTCTCAAATATGGATGAAATGACTTTCCAGCAGATTGATAATTTAATAAAACAAATAGAAGGGAAGTTTAATTTATTAAAAGGGAAGTTTAATCCGATTGATTTAAAAGTAATACTTAAACAGTTAAACCAAGCTAAAAACTTAGTGATAGAGAAAAACCCTTTTGGTTCTTTAGCTGTAGGTTTAGCAGACTTATTTAAAGGAGCGGAAGAGGAAACAAATTCAAGTACAGAAGGTATAACAACTAAATGGAATAGAGTAGCTAAATCTTTGACAGGAACTTTTGATTTTATTAATGACGCTATTGATTCGGCAGGAGTTTTAAAAGAATTTCTTGGAGAGACAGCTAGTAGCGCAATGGAAACTACACAAACAGTTCTAAGTATTGGTTCAAGTGTTTTAGCTGTATCCCAAATGACAACAGAAGGTATCAAAGGCGTAGAGAGAGCTTCTGTAATCCTTGCAATTATTTCAGCTGTAATTCAAATTGCTACAAAAATCGCAAATCTTCTTTCTAACATATTTTCAAAAGATAAAAAGAAAGAAAAACAAATTAAAGGTCACCAAAAAGCAGTTGACGACTTGACAAATTCTTACAAAGATTTAGAAGATGCTGCCAAACGAGCACTCGGTTCTGACACCTATAAAGGTCAAAAACAAATGATTGAAAATCTGAAACAACAACAGATTGAATATCAGAAAATGATTGAGCTTGAAAAAGGAAAAAAGAAAAAGGACAACGGAAAAATTAAAGAATGGGAGGATGCTCTACGAGATTCTAAAAAAACTATTCAAGATTTACTTGAAGAAATAGCAGAAGATGTTGTACAGACGAATGCAAAGGATTTAGCGACTGAATTAGGCGATGCTCTTGTTGAAGCATTTGGAAAAGGTGAAGATGCAGCAAAGGCTTTCGCTGAGGTTGCAAACAATGTTTTAAAGAATGCTGTTTTAAATCAACTTAAAAAACAATTCTTAGAAAAGCAATTACAATCTGCTCTTGATAAGCTTTATAAAGATATGGGAGGGGACGATGAAGGTAATTTTAATTTTAATGGATTATCTCCAGAAGAACAGCAGGCGTTCAAGGATAAAATAAAAGAAATATCCCAAAATTTTACAGGAATGTTAGATCAATATTCAGACTTATTCAAAGATTTAACCGATCCTAATGAAAGTTCTTTAGCAGGAGCAATAAAAGGAGTTTCCGAAGAAACAGCTTCATTAATTGCAGGACAAGTAAATGCGATGAGGTTACTTATCGTAGAGGCAAACAAAACAAGAATTGATACAAATAGAATTTTACTTCAAAGTTTAGACAGATTAGTGAATATTGATTTTAATACAAAGAATGCAAATGTAATTTTAGATAAAATGTATGCATTTATGCAGAGTAACAAAGATAACAACAGATCATATGGATTTTAATAATATAAAAATAGAAGCTCTAAAAAGAGCAAAGCAAAACGAAATATGCGAAGAATGGGCGGTTAAAATGGAAAACGCCCAAACTTTGGATGAGTTACTTGATATGTACATCAAAGGAATAGATTTCTCATTTTCAACCGAATTTCTGTCAAACGATTTTATGCGTAGAAATTTAAAAGGTAAAATGGAACATAAAGGAATTTTCCTTGATGATTCAGTTGATTTACATAATAACAGAGATATTGTTTGTCTTGGTGATTCAAGATTAAACTATTTAGCTAATGAATTTTCAGTTACTCAGATGTATTTACGCGATAACTCGAAAGCTCGATTAGTTGTTCGAGATAGCGCTTTTGTGATGATTGATATTTTTGATAATGTTCAGTTAGAAATCGAAGCAAGCAACAAAGCAAATGTTCGAGTGAATTGCTATAAAGGTGCTAAAGTTATTTATAAAAGTAACGATGATAGTTATGTGAAAATCTCATATAAAAACTCAAAAACATACGAATGATTCCTGTAATTTATTTACTAGATCAAATACCCTTTAAAAATTACAATGTTTATGTTTCAGATTCTTCAAACTTATTTGATAAAGCTTCTATAAAAGAAAATCAAAAGAAGGATTGGAGTGATGAACACGGTTGTGATATTGACTTGCAGTCTCGATATCATAATTCAAAAACGATTACAATTGATTGCTTTATTCCTGCTAATTCATTGAAAGAATGTATTGAGAAATACAATGATTTCTATAATGTTTTGGATCAAAAAGGATCTCGTAGATTATCTATTATTGCAGGTGACTTAAGAATGGAATATCAAGTTTTCAGACAAGAAACGGCTGAAAATAAATTGAATTATGATGATTCTAATGCAGTTGGTATTTTCAAATTAAAATTGATTGAAAATATGCCTGTTAAGCGCATACTTCAGTCAACTGAAAGAATAACAACGATTACTTTAAAATCTAAAAAGGTTTTAGTAATTAATTGGGGAGACGGAATCGAAGAATATACTTCTCCTGATAAAGAAATCTATTCTCATACATATTTGACTACAGGTGTATTTTACCCAATAATTTTAGGTGATTTAGATTCAATCACAACGTTCAACTCAAATGCTACTATTCTATGGAACAGATTTTAGTTAAGCGCGCAAATAACTCGGAGTATTTACTTGAAGATAAAAACAAAGGAAGTTTTATTACTTCAATTATTCAATCAACTGAATTAAGAAGTAACGATGTTATAAATGTTGAGCTTTCAAGTCGAGAATTTATCAATTTTACAATTGGAGATTATTTTCATTATTTAGGTCAAAAATATACGTTAAATCAGATTCCTAGATACTTCAAAAATAGTTCAAATGATTTTCAATTCTCAATAACATTTGAAGGTGTAATGTTTGATTTAAGACGCGCTTCTTATGATGTGAATATTGATACAACAGGATCTGCAATTTATGGCGAAACATTAACTGCTGATTTAGAATTATTCGCTACTATTTTAATCGAAAATATCAATCGTGTTTTTCCTGGTAAATGGGTTTTAGGCGAAATTCCAACTGAAACAGAAACGAAAACTATTACTTTTTCAGAAGAGGAGAATTGTTTGGCTGCTTTACAAATGATATGCGATAAATATGATACTGATTTTATTATTAAAACAGATAATAACGGAGTTAATATTTTAAACTTTAAGCAAGTCGGAAATGAAATTCCTTTGGAGTTTAAAGTTGGATTTCAAAAAGGACTTTACACGTTGACACGCGAAAAAGTTGATGCAAGCGATATTGTTACTCGTTTAAAAGTTTATGGTTCAGATAAAAACTTAGGAACTGATTACCGTGCTAATCGTTTAGTCTTAAAAGATAAGAATAAACCTAATTCATACATTGAAAATACACAAGCTATTGCAAAATACGGGATTTACGAATCAACAAAAATCTTTGATGATATTTATCCAAGACGTAAAGGAAAAGTAACTTCTATAAATTCAAGCTCTCCTTATAAGTTCTCAGATTCGTCAATGGATTTTGATTTAAAAGAAAAAGATGAAAACGGGACCAAATATCTTTTAAATGGAGTAAATGCAAAAATTCATTTTAATACAGGAGATTTAGCAGGTTATGAATTAGAAATTCACGATTACAATCACGAAACAAAAGAATTTCACATTGTAAAATTTGCAGATGAAAATGGATATGAATTTCCTTCAAAAGATAATGATGCGTTCAGAATTAGCATTGGTGATGAGTATGTTATTTTAGATATTCAAATGCCACAAACATATATCGATAACGCAGAAGCTGAATTGCTTGAAAAAGCAAACGAATATTTATCAGATAAGCTTGAACCTAACATTCAATACTTGCTTGATGTTGATACGTTACATCTTCAACGAATTTTAAATGATACAGTAACGCAATTTTTTTCAATTGGTGATTTTATCAAAGTTATTGATGAAGATTTTGATATTAAACGTTATATCAGAATTAAATCAATTGAAAGAGATTTAAGAAATCCTTTTGATTACAAATTAACGCTTTCAGATTCAAAAGTCACAAACTTTTTGAGCGGAACTATTCCAGGAGAAATCAATACGATTAAAAACATTATAAAACTAAATAATCTAAATAATCCTGCAAAAGCTCGCCGTAATTGGAAAGATGCGCAAGAGGTTTTAAATATGGTTTTTGATGTTGAAGGTGATTATTATACTGAGAAGATTAAGCCAAATTCAATTGAAACAACTCACCTGCAAGTCGGCGCTAAGTCAATGCAATTTAACCTTATCGATTCATTTTTCGAACCTAATTTTGAAGGGAATCCAAATAAAATAAGATGGTCCACTTGTAAACTTGTTCATTTTACTATTTCTGATAAAATAGTTGAGTGGCAAATACAAGGAAGTCAGAAGGATTTAGAAGCGAATAAACCGTATTATTTGTATGCAAAATGTAACAAGTCAAATAACATAGGTGTAATTGAAATTACAGAAACACAGTACACAGTTGATCAAGGGAGTTTTTATTATTTCTTAATTGGAATTATCAATACTTATTCAGAAGATATTAAGGCTCGAGAAATCTCATTAATGTATGGTTTTACAACAGTTTCGGGAAGATTTATAAAAACAGGTCGTATTTCGTCAAATGATGGTAGTACTTATTTTGATTTAGATAGTGGAGAGTTTAAAGGAAAATTCACGTTTACTAATGGTGAAAGTGTTGAAGAAGCTATTACTAATCAAGAAATTTATATCGAATATTCTCAAAACGGAATAGATTGGCACTCAACATTCTTATATGATGATGTTTTTATGCGTCAAAAAAAGGGTGATGGAGCTTGGAGTAATGCTATTAGAATTGTAGGTATTCAAGGTATTAAAGGCGACAAGGGTGCTGATGGTCAAACTCAATATGTTCATATAAGATATTCTGCTAATAGTGATGGCAGTTCTATGACTACTACACCACAAGCAAATACAACTTACATTGGTATTGTTACTACTACGAGTTCGGTAGCGCCAACATCAAACACGTCGTACACTTGGGCAAAATTCAAAGGTGAAAATGGAGTGCCAGGTATTCCTGGGGCTGATGGTAGTTCTTTGTTTACTTGGGTAAAATATGCAACTGATGCTAATGGTTCTAATATGTCAGATTTCCCTGATGGAAAAACACATATAGGTTTAGCTTATAATAAAACTACATCAATTGAGAGTAATACAGCAAGTGACTATACTTGGGCTTTAATTAAAGGAGAACAAGGTAATCAAGGTGTACCTGGAGTTAAAGGTGCTGATGGGCAACAATTTTACACTTGGATTAAGTATGCAACAACTCCGACAAGTGGTATGTCAGATGATCCAACAGGTAAGTTATATATGGGTATAGCTTACAACAAAACTATCCAAACTGAAAGTTCAAATTATGCTGATTATTCTTGGTCATTAATCAAAGGAGAACAAGGTGTACCTGGCATTCCTGGAGCTGATGGTAGTTCTTTGTTTACTTGGGTAAAATATGCCGATACTCCTACTTCTGGAATGAGTGATTATCCAGATGATAAGTTGTACATAGGTTTAGCATACAACAAGGTTAGTGCAACTGAAAGTAATAATTATGAAGATTATTCTTGGAGTTTAATGCCACAAAATATTGAGATTGGTGGTAGGAATTTAATATTAACATCGCAAAAATATAACTATGATTCATCAATCTGGTACACGCCGAATAGTAGTATAATTATTCCTTCAGACAATGGAATGATAGTTGGTAATTCCGTGTTAATTACACCACAATTTTCAGTTGAATTTATAGATGGAGAACAATACGTTATTTCATTTGATTATATATCATCAACACCAAGTAAAATAATATATAATGGTTCGTTTCGTGATATTATCGAAAGTAATAGTGAAAAAATCCGAGTTTCATTTCCATTTGTTTTTAATAAAAATGAAAATAAAACAACTATATATTTTCAGAATCCAATTCAAGGTTCATCTTGTACGATTTCAAACATTAAGCTCGAAAAAGGCAACAAAGCTACTGATTGGACTCCAGCTCCTGAGGATGTGGATGCGAGTATATTACAATCAAAAACAGATAGCATTAACGCTTCTAAGGCATATTCAGATGCACAAGACGAATTAAAACGTATTCAAGCTGAAGCTTATGCAGACGGAAAAGTTACAGCTGCTGAACAACGAGCAATTGATGACGCGACAAACAAAGCTGAAGCTGCGAAAATATATGCAGCAGCTCAAGATAATTTACTTCGTACACAATTAGAAGCTTATGCCGATGGACAAATAACGGCTGAAGAGCAACAGCGCATTCAGCAAATGCAAGATAATTTAGCTGCTGCAAAGGCATATGCAGATGCACAAGCTAATTTGGCTAAAATTGCCGCTGCTGCCTACGCTGATGGTGTTGTCGATGAAGAAGAAGCAAGAGCGATAGCCGATGCTACAGCAAAGATGGAAGCAGCGAAAAACCACGCACAAGGATTAGTAAATAATATCCAAATAGGTGGTAAAAATTTAATTTTAAATTCAAAAAGATTTATTAATGACAATTCAAGGTGGATAGGTGATTTTTACATAAGTGAAAATTTAATTACAAATCAGAGTTATACTGTTCAAGTTAAAATTGGTCTTCAAAACATAAATACTAATATTTATATTAATGATGAATTTGGAAATTTGATAACTCAACTCATCAGTAAAGGGAATAATGTATTTGAATCTACTTTTGTATGTAAACAGAATGTTCAAAAAATATTAATTTTTCAATCAAATAATACAGGTAATTGGTTTGAGTTTTATCAAATTAAGCTCGAAAAAGGTAACAAAGCTACTGATTGGACTCCAGCTCCTGAAGATGTTGAAGCAAGTATTTTAGAAGCTAAGCAATTAGCTGAACAAGCTAATCTAAAAGTTGCTAACATTTCAAATGATAATGTTCTATCTGCAAGTGAGAAACAACAAATATCAAATGAGTGGAATCGTATTAAATCTGAATATACAAGCAATTATAGTTTAGGTATTAGTAATGGGATTGACACGACTAATTTAACTAATGCTTACAATGATTTATTTAATTATATCAATCCTTTATTAGTTGACATATCTACTGAAAGTCCAATCGTAGGTGATGTATTTAGAGCTAAGTTCAAAGCTTATTACGACCAAAACATTGCTTTAATTGTTGCTATTAATGATAAGTTACGTTCGGGTATTAATACAAACACAGGAGCAATTAATCAGCTTAATTCAACTTTAGAGAGAATTAATAAGGTTACAAGTTTTTTAGGGACAACTGTCGATAATAATGTTATTGCAACTGGTGTTGTTTTGGTTGGTCAAGGAGCTAATGGAACTGGAGGTCTTTCAGGTATTCGCGACAATAATGATGATTCAATTTTTCTTTTCGCAGGAGCCGATTTCAATAATCGATATCGCGCACGTTGGACGATGTCTCATGGTGGCTTTGAACGTGGGTATCATAGTAATGGAATTTTAGCTTTCGAACGTGGATATGATGGAACAAAATGGGTTTTTAATATGTACAATGAATCAGGAGCGCCATTGTTTCAGCTTGATTCTGTTCGTGGTTTAGTACCTGTTAATTATACATCTGAAAGTTGGTCAAGAGTGACTTTATTAAAATCTAATATAGCAACAAGAGATTACAACACTGTTCAGTCAAGTTTAAAGTCTTTTATTGAAAGCAATGTATCTGTGAGTTCTGTAAAACATAATCCTGATGAGTATTTTAATTATATGTATTGGGTTTATAGCTACAGCTATAATAATATATATGTTTGTTGGGACTATTACAACGGTACACATCCGAATAATGCTCAATATGCTAACTATGTTGGTTATAAAGTAACAAGTGATTCTAGAACTAACAATATTACAGATGGGTGGTATTTTCGTTCAGTAGAGGGTGTTTTCACAACTCGAGATTCACCTAATGGACGTCAAACTTTTGAACTATACGCAACTGTATATTATATACAAAATGGAAAAATAGTAGAAACACAAAATTTAAATTATTTCAAATAAAATGGAAACAAATCAATTCAAATTAGAGCAACGCTCAACGACTGAGATTCTTTCAGAAATTATCTCAGAAACTTACAAAGCTACTTATTCATTTAATTATGAAGAAAGTCAGAAGCCAAAGGCAATCTCGTTTAATCTATGTCGATTAGATGCGTTAAATGATAAGATTTTGACAGGTAGTTATTTAGCAGAAATCGGACAATTGGATTTCAAAGCGATTAAACCTATTGAAAATTTAGGCGAATTAGTTGACCATATTACAGAATCAAGCAACGATATTATTGAAGGATTTATTACTGAAGTTGAGCAGTAACTAAGTATTATCTTTTCAAAAATCACTACAATAACCCCACTTCGTTGATTTAGTTTTACAAAACATTGTTAGCGCCTTATTTAACAATGTAACAATGAATCAAATTTTTATTTATCCTGATTGGATATTATTCGTCGCCTTAACTTTTTTAATGGCAATGGACTTTATGACTGGCTTTATGAAAGCTAAATTTTTGAAAGTAAATCGAAGTTCAGAAGCTTTTCGGAAAACAGTTAAGAAAATCATTCAATACTGCTCAGCAATTATTGTTGTAATATTTATTTTAAATCTAATGAGATTTGATCAGTCTAATCAATTCTTCAAAGATTATTCGAACTGGTTGCAAAATGGAGTGATTATTCTAATGATTTACATAGAATTAACTTCAATACTCGAGAACGCCATCGCAATTGATAAGACTTCAACATTTTCAAAAGTCTTTATTATCCCTTTTCACCGATTATTAACTCTTCAATTAAAATCTAATCCTATGTATAGCTTTAGCCAAGAAGAACAACGAATAGTCGAAGTAAATAAATTAAAACGTCAAAAAGAAATATTGTAGTTATGTATTACGATCAAATTAGTTTAGATAGAATTGCAACTTTTCATCCATTATTGCGTGATATGTTGAAAGAATGGTATTTGGAAGCAAATAATAAGTTACTTCCAAAAGGGTACCGATTACGAATTACTCATGTTTATAGATCAATTCAGGAGCAAAACGACTTGTATGCTCAAGGAAGAACTAAGAAAGGCTCGATAATTACAAATGCGAAAGGAGGGCAGTCTATCCATAATTACGGACTTGCATTTGATTTTGTGATTTTACGAGATTTGGATGATAACGGAACTTTTGAAACTGCTGATTTCACTGTTAATGAATATTGGAAGAAAATAGCAAACTATTTCAAATCAAAAGGATTTACTTGGGGCGGTGATTTTAAATCTTTCAAAGACGCTCCGCATTTAGAATATTCTAAAGGTCTAAGCTGGTCCTATTTTCAAAAATTGAAAAGTCAAAATTACAACGGATTATCTTATCCAATTTTACCATCTAATTTTTAATCTATGAAAACATTTATAGGTAATGTACTATGTTTCTCAGCTCTTTTTCTTGTTGTGATATCTTACGGATGCAGAACTTCAAAAAGCACAGTCGAAAAGCACAAGGAGAGTTTTTCAAAAGAAGAGATCCGGCTAAATAATTTTGATTCAGTTTCGAAAATTGATTCGGTTTCGAAAATTGATAACTCTTTTCAAAGTCAATGGAGCGATTTTAAGCAGAAGTTAGATATTTCTTTTAATGGACTATCTAATGATGATGAATTCGAATTTAAGTTTACTGAAAATGGATTTACAGCTAAAGGGAAAGGTTCTATCAATCAGAAAACTGAAACAAATAAAAAAGATTCAACTGCGAATAATAAAGTAGATAAAATATTTAAAGAGAATTCAAACATTCAGAAAAATGAAGTAAAGCAAAATCAAGTAGACGAATCGAAATCGAAAGTTGATAAGAATAAGGAAAACAAGTCTACAGGTTTCAATTGGAACTTTACGATAGTTTTAATTATTATTGGTTCAGTAGCTTTGTTCTTGTTTTGGAAGTTTGGATTGCCTAAATTGAAAAGAAAATAGTATTTTTGAAGAAAATAAATCTTTTAGTATATTGAAGTGTTACGTTTTACGTATCGGTTATATAGGTATAATTAAGGATTTGCTTTGTAAATAAACACTCTCACAATTATTGTTTATTTTTCAAATAACGAAAGGTTTAAAAGTGGTCGAATTTGACCGCTTTTTTATTATAGTGTATTTTATTCTTAAATTATTATGAGAAATTTATATGAAGTAAATTCACTAAACTTGTAAACAACGCAACTAAAAAATAATAGCGTTTATTTATTATGATTAAAAAAGCTAAAGTGTTTACAAATGAAAACAGAGAAAAATTCGTAAAAATTATTTTTATCGATTCTCCAGAAGTGAGTTCAACTTACAATTTATCTGTTGATGGTTATAATGTACCAGATGGTGAATATGATGAAGATTTATTCCAAACAATTATTTTTGCCGCAGATTATGTGCCAGAAGGTGAATCTCCTAAGTGTTATAGTAATGATGAGATCCCACAAGAATTAAGTGAAAAAGGTAAAGTGTTCTTTTCTAAATTAAATTCTTAAGTAAGTAGAAAAAAAAGCACAGAGTGACACGAATGTCCTTCTGTGCTTTTTTACTAACCTTAAATCTTCCTTATGCAAAAGGTTTTTAAATTTACAAAATATTATTCTATTATTCGGTTTTAAATACTTAAAATGAATAACATTATTAAATCGGATTCAACTTTCTACGATTATGAGGAAGAAACAAATATTAGAGTTGTCTCATTGAATTTAGAAGATTTCAATAAGAGATTTGGTACCGAAATAGTACTTTACTATACAGATGAAATATTTGATCCTTATGAAAGTTCAGAATTATCTGAATATTTTATATCAACTATTCCGGATCTCTTATTTATGACGCACAACTCTTTTTGTAATGAAATTGATGAATGGAAATCTTGGATTTCTTGGCGAAAAGAAGAACGAGAAAAGTTATTTATACCTTCTGAAATTAATAGATTTAATAAACGTAATTTTGAGTATTGCCCTTTAGGAATAACAGATAATGAAGAAGTATTTGAATACGTTAAAAACGAAATGAATAAACTTATTTTAAATCTATAGGTATGTGCTTCCATGTAAAAGTTACCAAAACTAAAGAACAGATTGAAAAGAAATCAAGGTTAAAATTTAAACCTGAAATTACTTTTACGCCAAATCCACACTTCAAAGGTTTTGATCATCCGAAATTACCTGTGATTACCAATCAACAAGATTATATTCATTTGTTCGAATGGGGTTTAATTCCTCATTGGGCAGGAAATGATTTTAATTCGAATAATACTCTAAATGCACGAATTGAAACCATAGACGAAAAACCATCTTTCCGTGATTCATTTCAAAACAGATGCGCAATTTTGGTAGATGGATTTTACGAATGGAGGCATGAAGGTCGTGACAAAATAAAATATGATATTGGAATTAATAACAATCTATTTTGCTTGGCAGGGCTATATTCTGAAGATACATTTACAATAGTTACTACTGAAGCAGTTGGAATAATGGATTTCATTCATAACACAAAACATCGCATGCCTATTGTTTTAAATGATGGAGAAAACTTAATGAATTGGCTAAACTGCGAATCCGTCAAACCTTTTATAGATTTCTCTTATCATCGTGAAGATGGTCAGGTTTCATTATTTGAATAATATTTAACATTTTTCGACGACACCTTGTAGCGTTTTATTTGCTCAAATTTGCAATATGTTTGCATTGGTTGATTGTAATAATTTTTACGCGAGTTGTGAAAGAGTTTTTAATCCAACTCTTAACGGAAAGCCTGTTGTCGTGTTATCTAACAATGATGGTTGTGTAATTGCGCGTTCTAATGAAGCTAAGGATTTAGGTATTCCAATGGGCGCTCCTGCTTTTGAATATGAGAATATTTTTCGTTTAAAAGGAGTAAAGGTATTTTCTTCAAATTATGCGCTCTATGCAGATATGAGCAACCGAGTAACTACTGTTATTAAAAAGTATTGTCCAGATATTGAAGTTTATTCAATTGATGAATCATTTCTATTTTTTAAAGGTTTTGAAAAATATGATTTGGCAGAATATGCACAAAAAATCAAACAAGAAATATTTCAAATTACCAAAATTCCCGTTTGCATTGGAATAGGGCCAACCAAAGCTTTGGCAAAAGTAGCGAATAGGATTGCAAAGAAATTTCCTAACCATCACAATGGCGTTTATATGATCGACAACCAGGATAAGATCGAAAAGGCTTTAAAGTGGTTAAAGTGTGAGGATATTTGGGGTATAGGTCGAAGATTGTCAAAACGTCTTGCTTATATTAGCTGTCATACTGCTTGGGATTTTACTAGATTACAGGACGAATATATAAGACGTAATTTTTCTATTGTTGAATTGCGTTTGAAAAAGGAACTATTAGGCGAAAGTGTTTTGAAATTGGACGAAATACAACGTAAAAAATCAATTGCAACAACTCGAAGTTTCGAAAGAACAATAAATAAATATGAGGACCTGCAAGAACGAGTTTCAACTTTTGCAGTTTCCTGCGCTGAAAAGCTTAGAAAAGAACATTCAAAGTGCAATATTATATCTGTATTTGTAATGACAAATCGATTCGACGATAAACATTCGTTCGTTTCTAATACATTAAGTACTACTTTAGAATTTGATTCTAATTCAAGTATTGTACTTTCGAAAGCTGCGTTATTTTTGTTAGATAAATTAGTTCCAGAAGAAGGAAAGGTTCCTGATTACAAAAAAGCAGGCGTTATTGTTTCGGCAATCACTCCAGATGATCAAGTTCAAATGAATATGTTTAATCAAGAATCACCAAAACATAAATCATTAATGGAAACAATGGATAAATTAAATTCTTATTATGGTGATCATATGCTTAAGTTAGCTTCACAAGATATTCGAAGAAAGTGGAAAATGAAGCAAGAACGCTTGTCACCATCTTACACAACTAAATTAAGTGATATTTTAAATGTAAATTAGATAATGGTAAAATTTATAAAAGCTCCTAAATTATCAGATGAATTAATTAGTGTTCCAATTAATGTTAATGCTGAAAAAGTTTATGTTCAATTTTTAGGTGAAGTGTCGGCAGGTTTTCCATCACCTGCAGCAGATTTTGTTCAAAATACTATTAGTCTAGATGAATCTTTACTAGATAAACCTGAAGCTACATATTTAAATAGGGTAGCAGGAGACAGTATGTATCCAGATTATTTGATTGGTGATTTATTGGTAATTCGTTCAGATATTGAACCAAGGCATAATGATGATATTATTGTTTCGGTTAATAATTCTGAATATACTTTTAAGCGATACGATGCAATTAACAAGAAAATTTTCCCTTTGAATCCTAAATACAAAAATGCAATTCAATTAGATGATGAAGACACTGTTTTAATTCTTGGAGTTGTCACTTCATTAATTAGGCAAAAAAGAAAAGTTTAATAACTTATTTATTGTATATTTGTTAAGCGTTCGGAAAGAGATTTCTGAACGTTTTGTGTTTATTGAAAAAGTTCATTTTGTGCAAAATTTGTGCAAATAATTTTACAAAAGTTAATTTTAAATTTAAAAGTCTTTAATAATGGGAGTTGAAGTAGCGGTTTTAGGAGCAGGTTGTTTTTGGTGTGTGGAAGGAATTTTTAATTCGATAAATGGAGTAGAACAAGCTATCTCTGGATTTGCAGGAGGTAATGTAGAAAATCCTACTTATCGTCAGGTTTGTGATACAGATACAAATCATGCGGAAGTTGTTGAAATTACTTTTGACAATGAAGTGATTTCGTACAAAGAATTATTAGAAATTTTTTGGAATATACATAATCCAACACAGTTAAATAGACAAGGAAACGATGTTGGTACACAATATCGTTCGAGTATTTTTTACACATCAGAAGAACAAAAAAAGCAAGCGGAAGAATCGTTAAAAGAGTTTGATAACGGAACTTTGTATGAAGATAAATTCGTTACAACAATAGAGCCTTTAGATAAATTTTGGCCAGCCGAAGATTATCATCAAGGTTATTACAATGAAAATCCAGATCAGCCATATTGTTCGGCAGTTGTTGGACCAAAAATTGCAAAATTTAAATCTAAATTCAAACAGATTTTAAAATAAGAAAAGCGACCAATTGGTCGCTTTCATTTTATTTTCCTTTTTTACGTGCTTTCGCTTTTTGTTTTTGCTGACCACGGTTTTTAGGTTTAGATTTTGGTGGTTTACGTTTTGTAGGACCACCTAAATTCACCTTTTTATTTTTATCTTTTTTCTCGTGAAATGCTGCACCACGTTCTTCAATTTTTACAGTTGTAAGTTGTTTCATTTTTACAACATCTTTCTCAAATTCACGTTTTACAGGATTTATTTTTACGTCCTCTTCAGGAAAAGGAAGTTCGTTAATCTCTTTATCCATCAAGGCTTCAATAGCGTCTAAACGCTCAATTTCCTTTTCAGAAAAATAAGAAATCGCTTCACCTTTTTTATCTGCACGTCCTGTACGTCCAATTCGGTGAATATATTGCTCTGGAACATCTGGAATCTCGAAATTGATTACATGTGTAACATCTGGAATATCTAAACCACGAGCCATAATATCAGTTGTAATAATTCCTCGGTATTCATCTCTGGTAAAGGCTTCCATTGTTCTCAAACGATAATTTTGAGATTTATTAGAATGAATTACACCAAATTCATCTGGATAAATTTCATCTAAATGATTGAAGATTAAATCAGCATGCTTTTTATTATTCGCGAAAATTAAAACTTTCTCAAATTTTGCTTTGTCTCCTAATTGATGAACAATTAAATTCAATTTTGTATTGAAATTCTCAACTGGAATAGCCAATTGAGTGATTTTTTCTAATGGTGTTCCTGAACGAGCTAAGGAAATTTCAATAGGATTTTTGAAATATTCGTGTAACATATCATCTACTTGATCTGTCATCGTAGCAGAAAATAAAATGTTTTGACGTTTTTCGCTCATCATTGTAAATAAATGAATCAGTTGCGGACGAAAACCTAAACTCAACATTTCGTCAAATTCGTCAACCACTAATTTCTTCATTTCTTTGAATGATAATACATTGTCTATCGCCAAATCTAAAACACGACCTGGTGTTCCAACCAAAATATCAACGCCTTCATACACCAATAATTTTTGAGTATTGATGTTTACACCACCATAAATTCCTAAAACACGAACATTGATAAACTCTGTTAATTGCTCTAAAATATCGGTAACCTGAACAACTAATTCGCGTGTCGGAACCAAAATAACAATCTTTGGTTGATTCGTTTTAGAGTATTGATAAGTATTCAACAAGGGTAATAAGTAAGCCATTGTTTTACCTGTACCTGTTTGGGCAATTCCCATTATATCTCGTCCAGAAAGAATCGGTTTGAATGATTTTTCTTGAATTGGAGTTGGGGTTGTGATATTCAACTTTTCTAAAGCCGAACTCAATTGTTTTGTTAATTCGAAATCCGCGAATGTAGCTTTCATTTTGCAAAGATAAGTTTTCTTGATGACTTCTTAAAAACTCAATGTGCAATCCGTTCAAATTCGTTGAAACTTCGTACTTTTGCATTTCGATTAAGTAAAAAGGAATAAAAATGAGTTTAAAACAATACATCACGCAGAATGTTTTAGAAGCGATTCAAAACGTTTATCAAATTAACCCTGAATCTGTTGAAATTCAGTTTACAAGGAAAGAGTTTGAAGGTGATTATACATTGGTTGTTTTCCCATTAATCAGAACTTTGAAAGGTAAACCAGAAGAAATCGGTGCTAAAATCGGTGAAAATTTGGTTGAAAATAATAAAATTACAGCGTTTAATGTTGTAAAAGGTTTCTTGAATATGAGTTTAAGTTCAGTAGAATTTTTAGAAAATTTTACTCAAAATGCTCAAAATTCAACTTTTGGAATTACAAAAGTTGATGAAAATTCGAGAACGGTAATGGTAGAATATTCATCGCCAAATACAAACAAACCTTTGCATTTAGGACATGTCCGTAATAATTTGTTAGGATTTTCGGTTTCTCAAATCATTGAAGCAGCAGGAAATAATGTGATTAAAACACAAATTATTAATGATCGTGGGATTCACATTTGTAAATCTATGATTGCTTGGGAAAAATTTGGAAATGGTGAAACACCAGAATCTGCAAATATGAAAGGCGACCATTTGGTTGGAAAATATTATGTGGAATTTGACAAACATTATCGTCAAGAAATCAAAGAATTAGAAGCGCAAGGAAAAACGGAAGACGAAGCGAAAAAAGAAGCTCTAATTTTCTTAGAAGCACAAGAAATGCTGCGTCAATGGGAAGCACATGAACCAAAAGTTATTGAGCTTTGGCAAAAAATGAACGGTTGGGTGTATGATGGTTTCGCTAAAACGTACAAACGTCTTGGTGTTGCTTTTGACGAATATTTATACGAATCGAATACCTACATTTTAGGAAAAGATATTGTTGAAGATGGTTTAAACAAAGGTGTTTTCTACAAAAGAGAAGATGGTTCTGTTTGGATTGATTTGACTGCAGAAGGTTTGGATGAAAAATTAGTTTTACGTTCAGACGGAACTTCGGTTTATATCACACAAGATTTAGGAACTGCAGTAGAGCGTTTCAAAAATAATCCAACGTTAGAAGAATTAACGTATGTTGTAGGAAATGAGCAAGATTATCACTTCAAAGTTTTGTTCTTAATCTTGAAAAAATTAGGTTATTCTTGGGCTGATGCTTTACATCACTTGTCTTACGGAATGGTTGATTTACCAAACGGAAAAATGAAATCTCGTGAAGGAACAGTTGTAGATGCAGATGATTTGATGCAAGAAGTTTATAATACAGCAAAAGAGATTTCTGAAGAATTAGGGAAATTAGACGGAATGTCTGATGATGAAAAAGCTGAGTTGTACGAAACAATTGCGATGGGTGCTTTGAAATATTACATTTTGAAAGTAGATCCTAAGAAACGTATTTTATTCGATCCGAAAGAATCTGTTGATTTTAATGGAAATACAGGACCTTTTATTCAATATACTTTTGCGCGTATTCAGTCATTATTGAGAAAAGAATCCCCAAAAGAATTTGATGCAAATGCAATAGAATTGAATGATGCAGAAAAAGAAATTATTCGTGCATTATACGATTTCGAAGATACGATAGAAAAAGCAGCAACAGAAATGAGCCCTGCTTTGATTGCGAATTATGTGTATGAATTAGTTAAATTATTTAATTCATTCTACCAAAACAATCCAATCTTGAAAAATGAAGATGAAAACGTGAAAAATTTCCGTTTATATCTTTCTCAATGGGTTGCAAATACAATTCAGAATTCGTTACGTTTATTAGGAATTGGTGTTCCAGAAAGAATGTAATCGACTTATAAAATAAATAAAATGCCTCATCAATTTGGTGAGGTATTTTTTTAACTTTACAATATGAAAATAGGAGATTTACTGAAACAAAAAGATCCTCACGATAAATTTAATTTGAAACGATTTCACGATGCGCAAAGTTTTGTGTATGATGAAATCTTAATGGAAGTTCATGCAGGAAAAAAACAAACGAATTGGATTGTTTTTATGTTTCCTCAATTAGTTGGATTAGGTTCGAGTGATTCGTCATTAGAATTTTCGATTTCTTCAAAAGAAGAGGCGAGAGCTTTTGTGAAAGATGAAGAACTTTGGGGAAATTATTTAGAAGTTTTATCTGTATTATTAATGCAACATAAAGGCGTAATTCCGCAATTAATTTTCGGAAAAAATGATGCAATGAAACTGAAATCAAGTTTGACTTTATTCAACTTTATAGTTCCGAAAGAAAAAATTATCAAAGATGTTTTGAAGTTTTTTTATGCAGATCAAGTCGATAAAAAAACATTAAGTATATTGAAACAAATGAATAAATAAAAAAATCTCGAGCATTTGCTCGAGATTTTTTATTTAGACACTGTCCAAAATTTTGTGTAAATATATTTCAGGTGGGTTTGACTTTTTTATAGTTGAACCCTTTTTTCAAATATAGTTAAAAATTGATTTAAAATTATT